TCTCGTCGATCTGCTTGATGCGTCGGTTCATCACGGCTCATTCCTCCCTTCAAAAATCGTCTCCACCCAACCCCACGTCGGCGCGGCCTTCATCACGGCGTCGTGGAACGCATCCATGGCCTGCCGAACATGCGGCGCCCAGGTCCGGCGAGCGTCGTCACCGGCAAACACCGCGAGGCGCACAATCTCCACCGGGTCAATCTCGCCGTCATCCAGCGCGTCCTGCAGTTGGCCGCGGCTCATGCCGAACGTCTGGCGGCGGAACTCGCTCAGGCACAGCGGGCGGAACTCGGCGGCGCTGAACGCCAGGAACAGCACCAGCGCGTCGAACTCGGATTCCAGGTGCTCCTGCGCGCTGAACGCGGTCTCGATTTCGTCAGACTTCAGCGCTTCCACCAGATACGCCTCGCACCATGCGTCGTAGGCGGCCATCTTCGGATGCAGCGCATCCTGGTAGTCCCAATCGCTCGCGAATTGATGTGCATTCATGACTGACCCTCGGTCTCGCCGGCTTTGCTCCGGTAAACCGCGACGTGCTGGCGGAACTGCTCGTCATTCATGAATCCGGTGATCGTCAGGATGTCCACGTGGTCCATCTCGTTCTGGATCTCGACCAGCTCTTTCCATTCGGCTGTTTGGTATCGGCTCATGGTTCGCTCCCCTGCGGGTTGTCCGTGTTGATGGGTCCAGTATTAGATAACTCATTTATCCAGTCAATGAGGAAACTCATATTTCATCATATTATTTGTGACCGGGCAGTCACGAAAGGGCTAGATCACGGAATCGCAGGCACAAAAAAGCCCGCGCTGGGCGGGCTCTTCTGCGCCAAAGAGGCTAGGCACCGTAGCGGATGGCGACTCCTGGCTACGGCGGCCACCGCGAGGGTGGACTTAAATCAGGGCGGCGGCGCCGAAGGAGATCGCGGCGGCCAGGGCAACCAGGGTGATCGCGGTGCCCACGAACCACTTGATCATCGTAGATTCCACGGACTTTACGCTGGTCTCGACGCCGGCGAGGTTGGCCTTGGTGGCGCCATGCTTTTCGATGGATTCGGTGCGCTCATCGATCCGGGCAAGCGTTACCCGCATGTCTGCCGTTACCTGTTCCAGATTCGCCACACGCTGTTCCATATCGTCAGGCCCTCCGGGGCCGCCGCCTCTCTTTCGTGGTCTATTGTGCGCGGGCAGGCGTGCCGTGGCAATATCGATGACTTCCGGCTTGGTCATGGCTGGCCTCCGGCAAGAACGCTGTAGGCAATGCCTAAGGCATTAAAGAAACGGGTGTTCATGCAGGTCCCACACGTCACCGGCAGGTAGACCATTGTCTTGTTTTCCAAGAAAACCACGTCCTGGTAGAGGTACAGAATGTGCCCGCCCGAAATCCTGGTTATCTCCCAATCCTGAGACCCACAGGCTTCGCATTTTGAGAACCCGCCGTTGCCGCTTAGAAACTCGGATAGCTGCTCGTAGGTGACACCCTCAAGCTCTTCGATGGTGGATATTTCCACATCCCCTCCTGGGTTGTTGTTATTACATCGGGTCGTACTTGCCGATCACCACGCCGCAGACGCTCCAGTCGCCGTCTATCTTGATGATCGGCTCAGGCCAGTCCGGGTTGCCCGGCTTCAGGAACGGCTCCCCCTCGTTGTACTGGATCTGCTTCAGCGTGACCTTGGCGTCGCTGTGACGTTTGGCTACCACGAACTTCCCGCTGTCCGGAGCACGGTCCGGGTCCACAATGACGATCTCGCCGTTACGGATGCGCGGGAAGTTGCTTTCGCCGTCCACCCGCAGGGCGTAGGTGCGAGGCCCGGCGCCTGGCGGGCGGAACGGCAACCATTCGTCGGCCATGCCCGGCTCGAACGGGTCTTCCGCCTCGCAGAACTCGCCGGCCTGCACGTAGCTGATAATGGGGACCTGCCCGGAGACAGCGGGGCCGGGGGACACGTCATCGCCATATGACGGGCCCGCCTCTTCCGCTATGGCAAGCCGCCCGGGCGCCATCTCCCCAGTGCCGAGGGTGAGCCAGTCGAGGCTCACGCCGCAGGCGCGGGCGATCTCCGGGAGCCGCTTTGAGCTTCCAGCTATCCCGCGCTCGATGTTCGAGATCACGGCTTGGTTGACGCCGGCCCGGTCCGCCAATTCCTTCTGTCGCAGGTTTGCGTGCTGCCGAGCGGCCTTTAGTCGGGCGCTTAGATTCATCTGCGTATTTATATGAGTCGCCTCATACTGTTGCAAATGAGAGTTCTCATCGCATAGACTATTAGAAATCTCATATTTGGACCGAGTAATGGCCAACATTTATCACGACCTCGTTAAGCACTTCGGGACCCAAAAGGCGGCCGGCGAGGCCCTTGGGGTTGACCAGTCAACAGTAAGCGGCTGGGTGCGGGGCGCATTCAAGATGTCCCCCAGCATCGCAGTACGGGCGGAACGGGCGACTGATCGCCGGTTCACCCGCCGCGACCTCTGCCCAGACTTCCCATGGGAAGAAAGCGCCGCATAGCCGTGTGGCGTTTTTTATTTGGGCACAGGTTCTAGGGGAAATAGCAGGATAGTAGGGGAATCAAAAAGATGGCAGACGGACAACTCACACTGAATTTTGAGCGCGGATTGGCGGAGTGTTACGGCACCTGCCGCGAGTACGTTGGCGCTCGCATCCATCAGCAGGGCCGGCCCCAGAAGGCCATCGCTGCTGACATGGATTACTCCCCCTCGGACCTGAGCCGAAAGCTCGCACAGAACCCTGACGATTCCCGCCGCTTCACCCTGGACGACCTGGAGAAGTACATGCAGGTCACCGGCGACACGAAGCCGGTGCTGTATCTGGTGGAGAAGTATCTGGCGGCGGAGAACCCCGCCGATCTGGAGCGCCGGATTGCGGAGTTGCAGGCGAAATTGAAGGCCAGTCAGGCCGCGTAGAAACGAGAAAGCCCCGGCGCTTGCAGGCGGAACCGGGGCTTTAATCACGAACGTGAGGTAACTATGCCACACACCGAAACGAAGCACCAGAGAGCCCAGCGGCTCGCCAGAGAGGCGGCAAAGCGCATGGCGTCCAAGCCCTGCGAGCGGACCCGCCGGACGTTGTTCAAGCACATCAGGAAGGGTCTGGAGTGAGTGTAAGGCTGATGTCGAAAGCATTTATGACGCCGCTGCCGGCCAGCCAAAAGCTGGTGCTGATCGTCATGTGCGACTACGCCAATGATGACGGCCTGTCCTGTCACCCGTCCGTGGCCCAGGTGGCCGTGAAGTCGAGCCTGAGCGACCGACAGTGCAAGCGCGTTCTCAAGCAGCTACAGGATGACGGTTACCTGTTCGTCATTGCGAACCCAAATGGAGGCAAGCCCGGCACAACTCGCCACTACAGAATTTCCATAGAGCGGCTTTCTACGGGTGACGCTGATGACACCCGTACCGGTGACGCCAGTGACACCCCTACGGGTGACACCCATGACACGGGTGACAAATTGACACGGGTGACACCAGAGGCAAGGACGGGTGACACCGGTGACATGGGAGGGGTGACACCCAGGGCAAAGACGGGTGACACCCATGTCACCCAACCCACCATAGACCCATCAGTAGAACCACCAGAGAACCGTCAGAAAGAAATGGTTCGTCAGGTTTTCGACCACTGGGTGTCCGTGATGGGGAAGCAGCCCAACCGAACCAAACTGACCGACGAACGCAGAAAGAAAATCATTGCCCGCCTGAATGACTATCCCGTGGAAGACCTGATTACCGCGATTGACGGCTGTGCATCGTCGTCGTTCCACATGGGCGACAACCCTGAGGGGGCAATGCACAACAGCCTCGAATTGATCTTCCGCAACGGCGACAAGCTCGAAGCGTTCCGCGACAGGGCTGAAAAGAAACCCAGGGGCGGCTTCAAGCCAGCACCGCCCAACCCCTACGGAGATTTTTGATGACCGACATGCTGAGAAACCATATCCAGGAAGCGGAGCAGGGCATCATCGGCGGGCTGCTGGTGAATCCGGAGACCCTGGCGCACCTGGACCTGACGGCCGACGATTTCCTGAGCCCGAACCACCGGGAAATGTTCGACGCGATCCTGTCCGTGGCGAAGCACCAGCCGGTGGACCTGGTGACCGTGGGCCAGCACCTGGAATCCGTCACCGGCCGCAACTGGCTGGTGACCCTAACGGACATGGCCCGCAGCACACCGTCCGCCACCATGGTGCCGGAGTACGCCAAAATCCTGCGAGACAAGGCCCGTCTGGTGAAAGCCCAGAACCTGCTCCAGGAGTACAAGGGGCGGATCGCCACCGAGGGCTTGCCCGCTATCGACAATCTGGCCAGCGCGCTCATGCAGCTGGGCATGGTCGGTCAGAGCCACGAGTACAGCACCACCGAAATGCTCCGCGCCGTGGTGAACGACCTGGAGGCGAGGCAGGCCGGCGACATCGCATCCATCCCCACCGGTTTGGTCGACGTGGATCACCTGCTGGGCGGGCTGCATGACTCCGATCTGGTGGTGATCGCGGCGCGTCCGGCCATGGGCAAAACGGCGTTCCTGCTGAACCTCATTCTGAACAGCGAGGCCCCCTGCGGCCTGATCTCCACCGAGCAGCCGGTGACCCAGGTGGGCCAGCGCCTGATCTCCCGCGAGGGACGCTTTGCCGCCGCCCGGATGCGTAACCCCAGCGACATCAGCGACGCCCATTGGGCGGTGATCACGGCGACGGTCAAGAAGCTCCAGGACCGCAACAACATCTGGATCAACGACAACTGCGGGCCGACCGTGGCGGACGTTGTGCGCCAAGCCCGGAAGTGGAAGCACGCCTACGGGATCAAGGCGTTGTTCGTCGATTACATCCAGCGCATCAAGCCCGCCGACCCGACCCAGCCGAAGCACCAGCAGGTGGGCGAGATTGTCCGCGCCCTCAAGGACTGCGCCCGCGAACTGAATATCCCGGTGGTGGCCCTGGCCCAGGTGAGCCGGAAGGTCGAAGAGCGCGGCGACAAGCGCCCGCACATGGGCGACATCAGCGACAGCTCCGAAGTCGAGAAAGAGGCGGATCAAATCCTGACCCTGTACCGCGACGAGGTCTACAACGAGCACACCCAGGATAAGGGAATCATGGAGGTGCGCGTGGAGAAGAACCGGCACGGCCCGACCGGCGCCGTCCGCGTGTACTGGCAGCCGGAAATCATGGCTGTGGCCAACCTGTCCCGGGAGGTCGCATGAAACTGACCAGCAAGAGCGAGGTGGCGTAGATGAGGAACGCATTCGCATCTATTGCCCTGGTTGCGGCCGCCTCGATCGCCATCACGGGGCTCATGCAGCTGGCGGCCACGGCTACCGAGGTTCTGATCCTGATCGACTGTAAGCAGACCGGCGCGCACGACTTCGGCGGCGCAGTCATCACCTGCCAAGTGGAGCACTCCCAATGAAAACCTCCGTCCGCGAATCCAGCCTCATGGCCTACGACGCCATCACAACCGCCGACCTGGGCCGCCAGGAGCGCCAGGTGCTCGCCGGCGTCGCCCTGCTGATCCGCACCGGCCAGCACGCCGATGGCTGGGTAAGCCGCCGGCAGATCGCGCACCTAACCGGCCTGGAAACGTCCACCGTGGCGGCGCGGGTCCATTCGCTGATTGCGGCCCGCCGGCTGGTGGAATCCGAGGATCTGACGCCGTGCCCGGTGACGGGGCGGAACGTGCACAAGGTCGGATTGCCGACCTCTGAACAGGAGAGTGCCGCGTGAGCGCTTATCAAGAATTCATCCAGAAGAAGCAATTCAACCAAGTGTGCGTCGGGTTCGAGCCCCAGGCCCTTTCTGGAAACCTATTTGATTTCCAGCGTGCGATTGTCGATTGGGCTTGCCGTCGCGGCCGCGCCGCCATATTCGCTGATACAGGGCTCGGCAAGACGCTGATGGAGCTTGAGTGGGCGCAGCAGGTGGCCGACCACACCGGCAAGCCGGTACTGATCGTCGCGCCGCTGTGTGTCGCTCACCAGCACGTCAGGGAGGCTCGCAAGTTCGGATTTGAGGCGATGTACGCCCGTGAACAATGCGAAGCGTCAGGCCAGATTGTGCTCACCAACTACGAAATGCTGGGCTGGTTCGATATGCAGGAGTTTGGCGGCATTGTCCTGGACGAGTCCAGCATCCTCAAAAACAGCACCGGCAAGATGCGGAACAAAATCATCGCCGACTGCCAGTCCGTGAACTACCGGCTGTCTTGCACCGCAACCCCATCACCGAACGATCACATGGAGCTGGGCAATCAGGCCGAGTTCCTGGGAATGATGACTCAGGCCGAAATGCTGGCCATGTTCTTCACCCACGACGGTGGTGAGACGCAGAAATGGCGGCTCAAAGGCCACGCCAAGACAAGATTTTGGGAGTGGATGGCGTGCTGGTCGGTGTGCATTCGCAAGCCCTCCGACCTGGGGTTCTCCGATGACGGGTACGACCTGCCCGGCCTCACGGTCCGCCAACATGAAGTCGAATCGCACGGACCGAAAGAGGGCGAGCTTTTCGTCACCGAGGCGCAGACCCTCACTGAGCGCCGCCAAGCCCAGCGCGACAGCATCGCCGACCGGGTGGCCAGAGTCGCCGAAATCGCCAATGCAGACGGGGAGCAATGGCTGATCTGGTGTCACCTCAACGACGAATCCGACGCGCTGGTAAAAGCGATCGACGGCGCCGAGGGCATCAAGGGCAGCGACGACATCGACAAGAAAGAGGACCGCATGATGCGGTTCAGCGCTGGGTCTCTCCGTGTCCTGGTCACCAAGCCATCAATCGCCGGGTTCGGCATGAATTGGCAGCACTGCAACCGCATGGCGTTCGTGGGCCTCTCCGACTCATTCGAGCAGTATTACCAAGCGGTGCGCCGGTGCTACCGGTTCGGGCAGAAGCGGCCGGTCCAGGTCCACATCGTTACCGCCCAAGCCGAGGGTGCGGTCAAGGCCAATATTGAGCGTAAGCAAGCGCAATCCGACGAAATGAGCGAATCCATGGTCGCCCACATGCGCGGCCTGATGCAGACCACTGTCACGGGGGCAAAGATGCAGAAAGCCGACTATCAAGAGGACGTGGCCGAAGGCGAGGGCTGGAAGCTGCATCTTGGCGATTGCGTGGAAACCGTTTCCAAGTTTGAGCCGGACAGTCTGGACTACAGCGTTTTCAGTCCGCCCTTTGCCTCGCTGTACACCTACAGCAACAGCGACTACGACATGGGTAACTGCAAGGATGACGCCGAGTTCTACGAGCAATTCCAATTCCTGATCAGCGAAATGCTCCGCGCCACCAAGCCCGGCAGGCTGGTGAGCTTCCACTGCATGAACCTGCCGACCAGTAAGGCCAATCATGGCTATATCGGCATCCGGGATTTCCGGGGCCAGATGATTCAGGCGTTTGAGCGCGAAGGCTGGATCTTCCATAGCGAGGTCTGCATCTGGAAAGACCCGGTGATAGCGATGCAGCGCACCAAGGCACTGGGGTTGTTGTGGAAGCAGCTCAAGAAAGACAGCGCCATGAGCCGCCAGGGTATCCCTGATTATCTGGTGACCATGCGCAAGCCGGGCGAGAACCCGAACCCCATCAGCCACACGCCTGACGACTTCCCGGTAGATCTCTGGCAGAAAATCGCCTCCCCGGTCTGGACGGATATTAACCCCAGCCGAACCCTTCAATACCGCGAGGCGCGCGACAACGACGACGAACGCCATATCTGCCCGCTGCAACTGGATGTGATTGAGCGCGCACTGATGCTGTGGAGCCGCAAAGGCGACCTGGTGTTCTCCCCGTTCGCTGGCATCGGGTCGGAAGGCTACTGCGCCCTCAAGATGGGGCGGCGGTTTGTGGGTTCCGAGCTCAAGCCCAGCTATTGGGATGTTGCCCGAAAGAACCTGCACGCTGCCGTTCTGGAGCAGGGTGACCTGTTCAGGGAGGCAATGTGACCCCATTCACCGACACCCAAGCCGCCCTGGAAGAGGCCGCGTTTCTCGCGGAGCAAACCGGCTGGCCCCAGGCCATCGTAAACACACCCGAGGGCATGGCGGTTATGGCGAAACATCGGGCGTATGGGATGGAAATTCTGGAGGTGGTGCATGGCTAAACAGAAGCGAACCGTCCTGCTCCGCGTTACCGATGACGGGGCTTTCGTGCCGGCTGACGACCTGAGTAAGCAGTTGCTCCGCCAGCGCAAGATTCGCCGGGGCGACTTGGTATCCGCCGACCCGAAGAAGTCGCGCAACCCGACCGCCTGGAAGCGCGCCCACAAGCTGGCCCAGCTTCTAATCGAGAACCTGGACGACTTCACCAACATGGACGCGCACAGCGTTTTGAAGCGCCTCCAGTTCGAGGCGGACATCGGCTGCGAGCGGATGGACGTGAAGGTACCCGGGTACGGCGTGGTCAGTCAGCGGTGGCCCAAATCCATGTCCTTCGACCAGATGGACGAAGGCGAATTCCAGCAGGTCTACGGCCAGTTCTGCCAGCACATCATCGACATGTACTGGAGCGGGCTGACCCAGGACCAGATCGAGCAGATGAGCAACTTACTGGGGGTGGCAGCGTGAAGCGAATCTATTTTGTGGCCTTTGAGGTGATGTGTTCGAACGGTTTGCTCCGGGGCCATCAGTACTTGGTGGTCTCTGGTTCGTTTTGCCGACACCGAGATGAAATTGAAGGCCACCTCCGAGAATGCCTGGAGTCAGATTCCTGCCACCCGCAAAGCGATGTTCGTATTTCTGGTTACAAGTGGGCTGGCCTTATCGCCTTCGGTCGTCAATGGGTGTGGAACTGATGCAAGGCGGCAAAGCACCCACAGCGGCCCAGCGTAGATGGCACCAATGGCTCCGCGACCAAGGCTGCGCCTGCTGCGGCATGCCGGCGGAGATTCATCACTGCGTTGGGTCCACCGGCAAGCACAACAAAGTGTGGATAGGCCAGGATTTCGTGATTCCGCTCTGCCCGCGCCACCACCGGCACGAAGCCAGCATCGACAAAAACACCGCCCAGTTCGTCACCGAGTATTACGGCTCACCCCGGGACATCGGCCGGCGGGGCATGGAGAAGCTGATTTTTGCCGGGCTGGTGGCGCACTACCGGCGCATGAGGGGCGAGCTGCCCTGTTCGGCGGAGGTGCTGGCCGCGATTGAGGACTGGAGGCGCTGATGGTTCCGAGCGAAAGCCAAGAGCAGATCACCGTTGTGCGCTGGTTCGACCTGAGCCACCGGGATCTCAAGGGCCGACTGATAGCGGTGCCCAACGGCGCGCATCTGGCCGGGAGCGGCAGACAGCGGGCGATGAAGATGACGCGCATGAAGGCCGAGGGATTGCGTCCGGGCTTCCCCGACCTGTTCCTGCCGGTTCCGGCGCATGGCTTCCACGGGCTGGCCATCGAAATGAAGCGGCAGAAGGGCAGCACGACCAGCCGGGAGCAGCTGGACTGGCTCAACTGGCTGGCCGAGCAGGGCTACATGACGGCGCTGTGCAAGGGCGCCCAGGCGGCCATGGACACGATCAATTCGTATTTGGGAGAGGCAAATGGCTGATACAGCAGACCGGGCAAGCGAACTGATCGAGGAGCGCATGGCGCAAGCGCTGGCCGGGCGCGGCGCACCTGCAGGTGAGTCCGAAACGCATTGCGTGGATTGCGACGACGAAATACCGGAGCGGCGGCGGGCACTGGGCGGCGTAACCCGCTGCGTGGACTGTCAGGGCATTTTCGAGGCGAGAGGGCGGTGATATGGCGTACATCAACGCGGAAGCAGAGTTCGCACTGGAGCAATGGGGCATCTGGAGTCGCCGGCAGCGTCCGGGCCCGAAAGGTGCGATAAGCTGGATGGGGCCGATGGTGGAGCGGCTGGTGGGCCAGATCGTGGACGATAGCGGTTACCCGGTCCAGGCCTGGGAGGACCGTGACCTGGAAGCGTTCGACTCCCACATCATGCACCACATCCGGGTGAACAATCAGCCGGTGTTCCAGACGCTCAAGACCTACTACGGCGACTCATCGGACGAATACCGGTGCGTCAGCAAGAGCGAGCTGGCCCGGCGCCTCAAGGTGAACCGGGACACTGCCGTGAAGCGCCTGGAAATCGGCATCAACATGGTGGCCGCCATGCTGTCGATGGCCGCCTGACCAGTGGCCAAAAATCCACTGGCCGGGTGTTGACTGCCCGGCAGTCCAGGGGTATAAAAGAGCCATATTCGAGAATTGCCTCTAAGCCTCAGCCCCGCGCTGGGGCTTTTTGCGTTCTGGACCCCAATCACCGGCAAACGGTGAACCCTACTGCCCGCCTCGCGCGGGCTTTTTTATGCGAGGTGTGCGATGGACTGGAGCCGCTGGCCGAATTTCTCAGCCGGGGAATTCCGGTGCCCGCACACCGGCAGGGACGGCATGGACCCTGCGTTCATGGATCGCCTGCAATCGCTGCGCACGCAGTACGGCAAGCCGATGATCATCACCAGCGGTTATCGCGACCCGTCGCACCCCATTGAGGCCCGCAAAGCCTCGCCGGGCGCTCATGCCAGCGGCCGGGCTGCTGATATTGCTGTCCGTGGTGGTGACGCCCTGCACGTTATCGAGCTGGCGCTGGCCCTCGGATTCACCGGCTTTGGCGTCAATCAGAAGGGCGGCAGCCGGTTCATCCATTTGGACGATTTGCCCAACGACACCGGCCGGCCACGGCCCTGGATATGGAGCTACTGAGGTGAGCCGGCTTTATCGGTTCCTGTCCGAGAATGCCCTGGTAACGCTGGGGCTGGTGATCTGGGGCCTGACGTTGGTCACCTGGGTGACGTGGCGCGTATTCGGCGATAGCCCGCCGGACATCCCGATGGGCACAGCCACTGCGTTCGGCGCCGTGTTCGGCCTGCCGGCTGTTCTGGCTGGTGCCTGGAAGGCTTACCGCGATTGGCGCGGCCGAGGTGGCGACCAATGAGCTGGGCCGTGCTGCTGAAAAAGGGCGGGCCCTACGCCGTCGTTCTCGCCGTGGTCGCCGCAATTGCGTTCGGCGGCTGGGTGGGTCGCGGCTGGTACGAGGATAGCCGGGACCTGGCGGAAGAGCGGGGCGCCCAGGCGGCCATCGATGCCGCTATGGAGCGCGAATCCAAGATCGCCGAGAAGGTGGAGACCCGTCTGGCCGATCTGAAGGCCAACGAACGCATCATCGACCGCGGGGTGATCCGTGAGATCCAGAATCCTGTTTATCGCAACGTGTGCGTGCCTGACTCTGGCCGGCTGCTCATCAACGCGGCCGCCCGAGGCGAGCCCGTACCAGGAGAATCTGATGACCCGCTGCCCCGAGACTCTCCCGACCCTGAGTAGCGGCGAGGCGGGCACGGTCCTGCGCACCATGACCGAGTGGGCCAGCCAGTATCACGGCTGCGCCACCCGGCATAACGGCCTGATCGAGGCCATCGGAGAATGAAGCGCTGGCTGTACACCACCGTGTACGCCCTGACGCTCACGCTCATCATCGTTTTTCTTTTCTGGCTTGTGGCTGCGTGGCTTGCGCGGCAATGGTGGAGATCGTCCCGGGATGACACATGAGGCACCCAACGAAATGGACAGTATCCCTCTGCGGGTGAACGACCTCGAGCGCGGTCAGGGTCTCCACGACCACCGGCTGCGCGTACTGGAAGAGGAGAGGCTCCCGCATCGAATGGCAATCACCGAGCGCAGCGCCGAGCAGGCCCTCAAGGGGGTGGATGACCTCAAGAGCGAGGTGGCCGGCCTGCGTGACGATCAGCTTGCCGGATTCCAGCGGCTGGGCAAGTCCATCGACAAGATCATGAGTTTGTTCAGGGGCGCCATGTGGGCGTTCGGCATCGTCGGGACGTTACTGGTAATTCTGAATATCGCCGTGGACCTGATCCCCAAGATCGACGCCATGATCATCGAGAAGAACCCGCCGGCGGAACAACAGGGCTGACATGCAGACCATCATCGTAAACAGCCGCGGCCAAGTGCGCCCCACCCGGGTGACGAAGGAGCAGGGTGACGTGCTGCCGCTGGTGTTCGACTTCTCCCTGCTGCTGCCCACCGTGGACAGCTACACCGTACAGGGCGATGCACCGACCACCGGCCACAGCCAGGACGGCTCACGCATCACTGTCACGCTGAACACCGGCCAAGCCTGCCGCACCTACGATCTGGTTGTCCGCGCCACCGGTAACGGCGAGACCCGGGCCGCTACGGTCCAGGTGAAGGTCGAGGACCGGGAGCGCGGCTGGAACAGCATGGATTGCGGCTGCGGAGGGTATTGGTAATGGGTCGGCCGTCGAAGTACACCAAGAAGCTGGGCGACGACATCTGCGTCCGGCTCGCTGGTGGCGAATCGCTTCGATCAGTGTGCCGCGACGACAAGATGCCGGCGCTGTCCACCGTCCTGCTCTGGGTCGTGGACGGGAAGCATGAGGCGTTTTCGGAGCAGTATCACGTGGCGCGCGAGGCTGCCGGCTATGCGCACGCCGACGAAGCCCTGGACATGCGGCACGCTGTGATTTCTGGCGAGGTTGATGCTCAGGCGGCTCGAGTTGTGCTGGATGCCCTCAAGTGGGGTGCTGAACGCATGTCGCCGAAGAAGCACAGCCCGCGCCAGATGATCGACCACAGCAGCCCGGACGGCTCCATGACGCCGCAGCCGACCCGCATCGAGATTGTCGCGCCGAATGACAACGGCAAGAGTTGAGCTTCCGCCCAAGCTGATACCGGTGTTCACCGGCCCGGCGCGCTACCGTGGCGCCTATGGCGGCCGGGGCTCAGGTAAGTCGTTCGGCTTCGCGCTGATGACGGCCATTCGTGGCTACGCCGAGCCGCTGCGCATCCTGTGCGCCCGGGAGCTGCAGAACAGCCTGAAAGACTCGGTGCACGCCGAGGTAGCGGCAGCTATCCGCAGCTATCCGTGGTTGGCTGAGCACTACGAGATCGGCGAGAGCTATATCCGGGGGCGCAACGGCACCGAATACCTGTTCAAGGGCCTGCGCCTCAACTATCAGCAAATCAAGTCCACCAGCGGCGTGGATATTTGCTGGGTGGAAGAGGCGGAGACGGTATCCGAGCAGAGCTGGAAGAACCTGATCCCGACGATTCGGGCGCCGGGCTCTGAAATCTGGCTCACCTGGAACCCGGAGAACGAGGACAGCCCGACCAACAAGCGGTTTGTCCTGGACCCGCCACCGAACAGTCGGATCACCAGGCTCAACTACAACGACAATCCCTGGTTCCCGGCGGAGCTGGAGGAAGAGCGCAAGAACGACCTGCGCCGCGACCCGGACTATTACGCCCACATCTGGGAGGGCGCCTGCGTCACGCGCACCGACAGCCAGATCCTCGCCGGCAAATGGGAGATCGAGGAATTCACCCCGGGCGAGAAGTGGAACGGCCCGTATTACGGGCTGGATTTCGGCTTTGCCCAAGACCCGACCGCAGCCGTCCGATGCTGGATTCACGACGAATGCCTGTGGATCGAATACGAGGGCGGCAAAACGGGGCTGGAGCTGGACGACACGCCGGCATTCCTGAAAGAGCGCATCCCGGGCATCGCCGAGCACACCGTCAGGGCGGACAACGCCAGGCCGGAGAGTATCAGTTTCCTGAAGCGTCACGGCCTGCCCATCGTCGTCGGCGTGAAGAAGCGCCAGGGCAGCGTCGAGGACGGCATTCAGCACCTGCGCAGCTACCGCAAGATCATCATCCATCCGCGCTGCGAAGAGACGGCGCGGGAGGCAAGGCTTTACTCCTACAAGATCGACCGCCTGTCCGGCGACATCCTGCCGATCCCGGTGGACCTGAATAACCACTACATCGATGCCATCCGGTACGCGCTGGAGCCGATGATTTCCGCCGGCCTTCGGGGCTACGACATGACGCCGGATGAACCGGTGCGGGATCCGCTGGACGACTACATCGACGACGACTTTGAGGCCGACGAATCGTGGAAGACCGTGTGAACGAGCTGACAGTAGAGCAGCTACGCACTCAGTTTGAGGAATTCGAGGATTCCACGAACGAGGCGCGGGCGCTCTCCGAGAAGGCCCGGGACTATCGCGACCTCAAGCAGTGGACCGGCGAGCAGCTGGAAGAGCTGAAGCGCCGCAAGCAGGCGCCGTTGGTGATCCCGAAGATTCCGGCCAAGGTGGATTTCCTGGTGGGCCTGGAGCGCCAGCAGCGCAGCGACCCGAGGGCCTTCCCCCGGACCCAGGACCATGAGCAGGCGGCGGACGCGGTCACCGATGCCCTGCGGTACGTGGCCGACAACACCGAGTTCGACCAGGTGGCGTCCGAGGTGTTTGAGCAGGGCCTGATCGTCGAGGGCTACGCCGGCGCCATCATCGAACCGGTGATGAAGCGCGGGCAGGTGGAGATCGAGGTCAACTTCATCCCGTTCGACCGCTGCTACTACGACCCGTACAGCCGCAAGCGCGATTTCAGCGACGCCTCGTACCTGGGCATCGTCGTCTGGATGGACATGGCGGATGCCAAGCGCCGGTACCCGACGAAGGCGGACCAGATCACCGAGCTGCAAACCTCGCGCAGTGCCGGGGATACGTTCGACGACAAGCCGAAATGGGTGGACGGCCGGCGCAAACGGGTGAAGGTCTGCCAGCACTACTTCCGCCATGAGGGCGTGTGGCACGTCGCGCACTTCACCGACCAGCTGTTCCTGATGGACGCCAAGCCGTCGCCGCTGGTGGACGAATACGGCGACCCGATGTGCCCGATTGAGCTGGTGCACGGCTACATCACCCGGGACGGCGAGCGCTACGGCCTGGTGCACTCGATGCTGGGCCTGCAAGACGAGATCAACCACCGCCGGTCCAAGGCGCTGCACATGTTGTCCACCCGGCAGCTCTGGTACGAGCAGGGTGCGGTGCCGAACGCCCGCAGGGTGGCGGAACAGCTCAAGCTGCCCGATGGCGCCGTCGAGTTTCCGGCCGGCACGCTTTCGGACAACCGCGCTCAGATCCAGTCGAACACCGACCTGGCCGCCGGCCAAGCCGACCTGCTCCGGGAAGCCAAGCAGGAGATGGACGCCCGCGGCGCCTCGAACATCCTGCAGGGCATCAACGAACAGGACCTGAGCGGCCGCGCCATCCGCAGCCTGCAGAACAACGCCCAGCTTGAAATTGGCCCGCTGATGGACGCCCACCGGCACTGGAAGAAGCGCTGCTACCGGCAGATTTGGTCGCGCATCAAGCAGTTCTGGGACGAAGAGCGCTGGGTGCGGGTCACCGATGACGAAGACAACCTGAAGTGGGTGGGTCTGAACCAGCCGGTGACCATCGGCGAGCAACTGCAGGAGCAAGCCGAGCAGGGCGACGAACGCGCCGCTCAGGCCCTGCAGCAAATGGTCCAGATCCAGGACCCGCGCCTGAATGAGCCGTACACCACGCGCAACAACGTCGCCGAGATCGACGTGGACATCATCATCGACGAAGCGCCGGACACCCTGACCGTCCAGCAGGAGCAGTTCGAGGTGATGACTGAGCTGGCCAAGGTCTACGGACCGCAAGAAGTGCCGTTCGAGCTGATCCTGCAGCTGTCCAGCCTGCGCAACAAAGACGCGATTACGGACAAGCTGAAGGGTGACCCGCAGCAAGCCCAGATGATGGCCCAGGTCCAGCAGATGCAGCAGCAAATGCAGCAAATGATGGCCCAGCTGGAACTCGCCCAGAAGCAGGCCGACATCCAGAAGACCCAGGCGGAGGTGGAAGAGACCGCCGCCGACATCGAGCAAACCCGAATCGAGACCGACCAGAAGCGGCTCGAGAACGCCACGGTTCGCGCATTCCCGGACGTGGCGCCAAACATAAACATTTAACCAGATCACCTGCACGACGAAGCCCGCCACTGAGCGGGTTTTTTTGTGCCCCGACGCCGGGGAGCGGGCGGAAAGCGGACGACGCGCTAGACGGTCGCGATGGAGAGGGAAATGAGCGAAACGAGTCTTGAAGACATGCTGAGCGACAAAGACCTGCCCGAAGCAACCGAGACCGAAGAGGCCGAGGAAACCAAGGAGCAAGGCACGGGCGAGACCGAGGAAACCGCCGAAACGGAGACCGAAAAGGAAACCGAGACGGAGGAAGCCGAGGAAAAGAAAGACGATTCGACGCCGGAATCGAAAGCCAGCGAGACCACCGAGGATGAACCCTGGACCAAGAAAGCCGTTCTCGATGAGCGGCGCAAGCGTCAGGAGCTGGAACAGCGCTTGAAGGACCTGGAATCCAAGAAGGAGCCGGAACCGGCGCCGGATTGGTGGGCAGATCCCGAGAAAGCCGCCCAGCACCAGTCGCAGCAGATCGAAGCCCGGCTGTACCAGCAAAAGGTCGAGCTGAGCCAGGAATTCATGCGTAGCCAGCACGAGGACTACGACGACATGGAGGCCCGGTTCATGGAAATGGCCCAGGAAAACCCCGCGCTCCGCACCGAGCTGCAGAAAAGCGCCAACCCTGCCCGATTTGCCTACGAAACGGCCCGCAAAGCTGCCGAGTACGACGCCATGAAAGACGTGGATTCGTACAAGGCCAAGCTGGAAGCCGACGTGCGCAAAGACGTGGAAGCGAAGGTGCGCAAGGAGATCGAAGCGGAGCAGAAGAAGAAGGCAGACAAAGAGGCGGCCATCGATCCGTCCCTGGCTTCGACATCCTCAAAAGGTGGGCTCACGTCCGACGACTACGCCGGCCCAACCCCTCTCGACGAGATCCTGAAGTAATCAGCGCGGCTCCGGCCGCTTTCCGAATCTGAGAGGTAATTATCATGGCTGAAACCACGATCAGCACTGCCAACCGCGTCAAACAGTGGGACGACAAAGCCCACGTCGAGTACATCCGCGCGAACCGCTTTAAGCGGTACATGGGCAGCAACGAAAACGCCATCATCCAGGTGAAAGAGGACCTGACCAAGAAGCGTGGTGACGCGATCACCATTCCTCTGGTCGGCGCTCTGGACTCCAGCGGCGGGCCGAACACCGGCTCTTC